GGGGACGACCTTGGGCAAGATGTCCAGCAGCGCATGGAACAGCTTGGAGACCAACGCCATGTTGTGCTTGCCAATCTCGGCCAGCTTGGCGAAGTCGCTGATGTCCACGTCATTGACCGACTTACCGGCCTGCTGCGACGCCTCCTGACGTTCGACGATGAGAGCCAGCAAGTCCTCGAACTCTTCCGTGGACAACGCGCTGACCGCAGTCTCGAAGACCGTGATGAGTGCGCCCAGATGCTTCATCTTGGCCGGGCGGAACTCGATCTCGGTTCCGTCCCGCAGGGTAGCGGTAGTGGCCGCCCCGCCGAACAGAACTTCGAGAGACGTGGCAAGGGAGGACTGTACCTGGGTAGGGTTCGGAGTGCTCATGGATCAACCTTTCCTGCGCGACCTGCGCATCGTGATGGTGCCGCCCTTCGGAGGTTTCGGCGTACCCGGGTCTACCTCCGGGGTGCCGGCCCGCGCCGCCTGATCCTGGCGCTGCTCCGTCGTTGCGGCTCGTTCCTCGACAGCGGCCGGAGCCGGCGTCGAACCAGTTGGGGAAACGGACTTGATCTTGCCCTTTCGTTCCAGATAGTCGAAGTCGTGTTTCGGCAACACAATATCCGCCCCCGGCGCGTACTTTACCCCGGCGTGCGTGGTCTCGGCAAGCACAATCCCGGCTACCTCGGACTTTGCAATCGATTTCATTTTCCATTCTCCAAAAAGAAAGGGGAGCCAATCGGCTCCCCCTTATAGCACAAGATCGTGCCGACCAGCGACGCTTACGAAGCCGAGACCGTGATGCTGCGAGTGGCGGTCTTACCGTTGTAGGAGACGGTGATCGTGGCCGTGCCAGCGGCGACGCCGTGGACGCGGACCTTGCCGTTGTACATGACGGCGGTGGCTTTCGTCGTGTCCGAAGACGAGACATCGGCCGCCGCGCCCACATCCTGGCTGGCCGGGATGCCGTCGTCGGTGAACGTGGCATTGACAGTCAGGTCCAGGTCCGCCCCGACAACGACGGTCGAAGTGCTGGGGGACATCGCCAGGGTATCGACGATGCGCAGGTTGGGCGGGATCAGTTCGGCCACGCGATGCGGGGCCTGCGGATCGTTCGTGTTCTGCGTGTTGTTGGTCACGCTGATGATCTGCTTGGCCGCCAACGGCGCGGCCTGCTCGTCGGTCATCGTGATGACAGCGCCGGGGGCATAGTCATTGCCGCCGAACGAGCCTTTTTTGATGAAGGTAACTGCGGGCATGGTTCACTCCTTAAGAGATTGGAAGAAGGGCCAGACTTCGGCCCCTTTTGTTGCTACTCCAGCCTGCGCCGGATTGATACCGCTTACGCGGTGACCGTGACGGGGGCGGTGGCCGTTTGGCCGCCGTAGGTGACCGTCAGGGTGCCATTGCCCGCAGAGACGGGGGTAACCTGGATCGCGCCGGCCGTGCCGGTTGCGCCGACCGTGAAGACGCCCGTGGCGCTCGATTGGAAGGCGGAAGCCGACGTGATGGGCACGGTCGAACCGTTGCTCATGTGGGCGACAGCGGTGACATCGACCGGGGTGCCGTCGCTCACATCGGCCGAGATGCTGGCCGGGGTGATCTGGATGGACGTGACGGTCGGAGCCGCCGCGAAATTCGCCGGGACGATGCGTTGACGGTAATACTTCGAGCCGGACGTGATGAACGGGTCCAGCAGGATGTCCACCGTGACTTCGGCCTGGGCGACTTCCTCGTTGATGAGGGGCAGCGATTGCAGCGGCTGGAACGACGCGCGCGGAATCTCGACCAGAACAGCATCGCCATTGATGGTGTTCAGGCCCTCGAAGCGGAGGAAACGCTCGGGCGGAGCGACCTGGGTCAGGGCGTCCAGACGCGAGTGGTCCGCGAAGCTGTAGGCAGCAGTGACCGTGACGCCTTCTTCGCCGGCCGGGATATCGGCGGCATCGGCCTTGACGTAGATGGTGCCGAACGCCGGGTCGATGTCGTAGTTGCCTTCTTCGGCCAGGGTGCCGCCGCCCGAGAGCGACAGTTCCAGATCGGATACACCCGGGTTCGCCAGCGGCACGACAGCGCCGCGCGTCAGGACCAGCGTTTCGCCCGTGACGGTGCCGGCCGCCTCGGCGGTCTCGGTGCCCCAGAAGGCGGTGACGAGGTTCTTCAGCGACAGGGACTCGAACGTGATGTTGCAGGTCGGGGTCTTCTCGGTGACCAGCGTCAAGTCGGTCGCGCGGTCACCCGACATCGACTCCTTGTGCTGGACAGTCGTGACGGCAACCTGGATTTCCAGGGCCGAGACGTTACCGACCGCGTACATGCGCAGGGGGCGGCCGGTATTGGGGTCGCGCTCGCCGATCAGCAAGCGGCCTTGACCGGAGTAGTAGTACGACTCCGGGACGGGACGGACGTTAGCCATTTTGAATACTCCTATTTATGGAAGATTACTTACCAGTCGCTTGCATGACGGTTCGCCACACCTGCGAATAGTACAACATAGAGCGCGAAGATTCACCAATATCGGGTTTCTCCTGCACAAAGTCCCACGTACGATTCGTGGTGTCTCCGTCAATCGTCGATCCTAAGATGCCCTGACGAAGGAGGGTGAGAAGCTGTAGACCGTCATACCGAACTTCACAATATTCGTCGGCGGGGATAGCCAGCAGAATCATGTAGCTGAACTCGACGCTTTTTGCCGCCCGGCTACGATCCACATTCAACTGCTCGTGGCGCGTTACCTCGGAAGCCCCCAGATACCCTACGCCGATAGCGATACCGCCGCAGAGTTCCTTTTCTTGTTTGCCCTCCAGATCGTCGATGCTGAAGATGCCAAAAATCCGCTTGCTGATCTCGGCCTGTTCCAGGGCCTTTTGGACCTTGGAGATCAGATCGTCCTCCATCCGCTTCAACTGCTCAGGGTCGCGGTTCAGAAGAGCGTTACCGGCCGGCAGCAGGCCCGGGATGCCGTTGGGATTGATCGTAGCCATGTTCAAGACCTTTCGATAGCCTCGCGTCCTTTACGGCGCAAGAAGGAGTCAACCGCCTTCACGTCCAGCCGCCCGACGCCTAAGAACCTGCGAGCCGGGATTCGGCCGGGAACGCCCAGGTTCTGGGCGCGGGCTTTGTCTATTTCTTTGGGATCAGAGATACCGATACGGACCCCCGCCCCAGTGTTCGCGTACGTGGCCCCCGCGTTGCGTCCTGTGATCTTGCGGATCGAGTCGCGCATCTTCTGGGTGCGTACCAGCTTCTTCTTGTCCCCGAACCCCAGCCGGCGTTTACGCTCCAGCGTGGACAGTGCCAGCGGCTTCCAGGACTTGCCGTCCGGGTCTACCTCGCGGTCGAACCTGTCCATGGTACGGCGCAAAAGCAAATCCCCGATCTCGTCGGTGAGAGCGGGGAGCGAGAGGTTGCGCCGGATAGTGGCAATGCGTTGGGATAGTCGCTCCGCGCCGCGTACGAAAGGAGTCTCAGTCGCCATAGGTCAGTTGCTCCGGCCAGAGAACGTCCACGCGAGGACGCATGTAGGTCTCGTAGACTCGGGTCTGCAACTCGCCTACCGTGGCGCGCATCAGAGCGCTGTAGGAGACGCCTTCCGGTACTTTGGGCGACAACATGCCCAGGCGATACCAGAGGACGATGCAATTGATTGCAATCGAGGTCAGCCAGTTCGGCACGTCCTGAAAGAATCCGTCTGCATCGACCGCCAGACCCGACATGTAGGTGCAGGTAAATTCCCCGCCGCGCAGCCGGCCGGTACGGACGATGCCGTAGTGGCGATCTACCTTCAGGCCCTCGATAGGGTTGCCCCCGTCGTCGGAGAGCGTGCAGACCATGGGGAGCGGGAGAAGGGCGTTCGACAGGCGCAGAAGCTGGCCGGTCTGCCGGTGGTCGATGACCGTGAACGTATCGGTGTAGGTGCCCCGTACGAGGGTACGGACGTTCATCAACCCCTCGACGCGGGAGAGAACCATACCGAGGGCCGTCTTGTACATATCAATGGGCTGTTCGCCGGGCTTGGCGCATCCCGCCGCACCTAGCGCGTCCATGATCTGCTGCGGAGTCAAAAGGTAGTACATCGTGCCCTCGGTGCTGGTTGGTGCTGCTTAGTCGGCGCTAGAAGCGGCCTTGCGTTGGCGGCCCCCGGTGCTCTTGGCCGGACGGGTGGCGCGATGGGCGACCTTGCCGCCCGCATCGTCATCGTCGCCCTTCTGCGCGCGCACTTCCTTGAAGTACGGCTTGAAGTCGTCGCTTTCCGCGTCGCCGTGGCCCTTGGACAGCAGACGATCCGCGACATCATCGGGGACGTTGTGGACGGTCTCGCCGCGCTGCATGGCGCGCGACAGAGTACCGGACAGATTGTAGGTCTTGGGGCCGACGAGTTTGAGAGACTTGGGCATGATCCATTCCTTTGCGAATTGTGGGAGTTTCGAGTGTACCTGTACCTGGAGTAGGAAGGGTCGGGGAGGTTATCCCCGACCCCGCCGCGCCGGCTTAGACCGTTTCCATCTGGACGGGGTTGTCCGCCGTGTTCATGATGGTCACGTTCAGTTCGCCGGTCGGGTTTTGCAGCCCGCCGATGTCGGTGATGCCGACCGCCGCGTCCACGTCATCGACCTGGAGCGCCGCGCGGCAGGTCAGGACGATGATGTATTCGCGGGAGCGGATATCCTTGTCGGACTCGATGGTGATGTCGCGCTGGATACCGAACAGCAGGTTCTGCGGGAACGTCACCAGACCGCCTTCGCCGTTCAGCCCGGCCGCCATCAGGTGCGCGGCTTCCAGGGTCAGCCCGTGCGCTTGCAGCGGGATGTTGTTCTGGAGGGCCGAGTCGCCGTAGCCGGTCTGGCGCTGCGAGACCTTCTGCTGGTACTTGATGCGGTTGGCGTGCGTGATGTAGCCGCGCATCTGGGGCAGGTTCTTCAGGTACTTCTGCGGCAGCGACAGCAGGGCCGACGCGAACAGGTCGGGGTTGATACCTTGGCCGTTCCAGTCGAGCACGTTGCCGTCCGTCAGGACGCGCTTCATCCAGCCGTCTTGCAGGGCCAGGAAGGCGTCGGGGGAGGCGCTGTCCGCCCACAGGCCCCATTCTTCCAGGTCGAGCGCGGCGCGCTGGGCGATCTGGCGCAGGATGTGAGCCTCGAAGTTGTCGCCCTCGATGTTGTCTTCGAGGACTTCGTAGGGGATGCGCACTTCCGCGATCAGTTCGGTCGTGTTGAGTTCGATCTGGGTGGTCTGCGGAGCCGCGCGGTCTTGCTTGCGGACGTAGCGGTCGTTACCGCCGTCGTCTTCGGCCGAACCGACTTGACGGGCCGCGCGCAGGATGCGGTTGGCGAAACCCAGACGGTTGATCTTGCGACGGGGACCGTTCATGCGGACCACACGGGCTTGACGCAGGATGGTCGGCTCTTCCATCACGAAGTCGATGAAAGTATTGGCCTGCTCGGGATTCAGCAGACCGCCGTTGGCTTCCAGGTCCGCCAGCGCGACATCGGCACGGGCGAGGTTGGCATTGGTCGTCATTTCAAAACTCCTAAGTAGGATGACAGGAATGGTTGGTGTTACAGGGATTCGGCCCGTGCCGAATTATTTCCGCAGACCGGGGATGGCCCCTTTCAGGACATCTCCGGCGCTGCGCTTGACCTTGCCATCCGCGCCTTGCTTCGCCACGGCCACGGGGTCGCTATTGTCGCTGCGGACGATGGTGGTGGACTGGATGGTCTTGATCTGCTCGGCCAGCGGCTCGACGGCGGCCTTGACAGCGGCTTCGAGGTCGGATCGGGTCAGCGGGGCAACAGCCTTGCTGGGGTCGTCGTTGGCCTTGGCAGCAGCCGCGTCGGCGGCTTGTTGAGCGGCAGCGGCCGCGTCGCCCTCGACGGGCTTGTCGGAACGCTCGATCTGGGTCGGGGCGGCGGGCAGCGCGGCCTTGACGGCATCGGCGACCATCGCCGGAATGCCCTTCAGACCTTCGTCGATCATGGATTGGACATCCGCCCGGGACAGGTTCTGCGCTTGGGACTGCTCCTTGGCCGCAGCTTGGTTCTGGGTGGTGTCGCTTTTGGCTTCGGTGTTCGTCGCCATTGCTTTCTCCTGAGATTGGCCGGCATCCGACCGTTGGGTTTGCCCCACAGCAATCAGTACCTGCCGGGGAAGAAGATCGAGTAGACCGTTGACGAAATCGGCGTACTGGTCGAGGCTACGCCGCACCAGCGCCTTCTTGGAATCGACCGGCAGTTGCGACCAGAACAGGATGTTGTCCAGAACGTCGCGCAACTTCCACATACCGTCTTGCAGTTGTTCGCATACCGCCTTGTCGGCCATCGCGGCATTGAAATCGAGTTGGCCCCAGCCCCAGCTTCCGTAGGCGATCTCGTTGACCGCCATGGCGAAGCCGGACGGTACATCGCTGTCGTCGGCGCGGGAGATCACTGCTACCACGCCGTCTTCCAGTTGGATGCGCCGCGTTTCCGCGCCTTCCTCGACTTCGCTGCGCTTCAGCACAGTTTTGTCGTTGGCGGAAGTATCGAGTTGTTCTTCCTTGAAGTCAACATTGTTTCGCTTCAGGAACTCGGGAATTTTCTCTTCATCGAACTTCTCGATGTCGAATTCCAACGAAACCAGCTTGATGCCGTGCTGGCCCTCGGTGGGCTGCGCATCGGTTTCGCTGCGGATGACCTGGGCGGTAACGCCATCTTCGGTCAGCTTGACCGTGACGGTCGAGCCTTCTGCAATTGATTGCAAATCGGACCGCTGGGCCTTGAAGACGCCGCCGTCGCTGGTCACGTTGTAGCCCGTCAGGCCGAAGGCGGTCAGGGATTCGTTGACCTTTTCCTCGGTGTAGCCGGACGGGAAGGTCAGGGCAGCGAGGTTTTTGTTGTCGTCGCTCCGCTTGGTGCGGGTCCGGCGAACAACCGGGGCGGTGTTCTGTGCCATGTCGGCTCCTTGGTTGTCGGAACGGACCATGGGGAAGGCCCGTTGATTGGCAGGTCGCTTGGTGAGGGTGAGGAAACTGGGTTCCTGTATGCGGACGAGGTTTCCTGCGATCCCGCCGTCCGATGCACTGCGCCGGAGGCGCTTGGTCTTGGTTGTCATTCGGAAACTCCTGCATCATCAGAGATAACTTGGAACCGATGCGTATGGTCGTTCGCCTCATCCGTGTAGGTATGGTGGCTGATCGGGTGCATATGCCCATCCGTCATCTCGGTCCCGCCCGCTACTACTTGATTCAACGTATCGACGATCACGGTGTACCTGTGCGTGTGTCCGTCAATCAGGTCTGGCTCCGTAAGACCGGATATTACACGATTTCCGGTATCTTCAATCACAATTTCCGTAAGCTCGCACACCGCGCTGTAGGAAAAGCCGTTGATTTCGCCGTCCAGGACTTGTTGCCAGAGATCGGGATCGGTGATGCGCATGCCAACGACCCACGACCCTTCGATGAAGTCGGGGTCGCCGGGGCGGGCGATGAAGGACTCGACGACGTGGGCCCGGGTGCCCATGATGTTTTCCTCATCGTGCTCGACATCAATCCCGAAACCGTGGCGGGCGAACTCGTAGACGAACTCCCGGATCGCCTCCCGCGTGTAGATGTCGCCATAGACGTTCGGCACGTCCGGGATCAGGACTTCGCCGTAGACGACTTGCTCGAACTCCTTCTCCGCCCGACTCAGGCGGTAGAAGGCGGGGACCGTGGCTTTCTGCTCGCTCATTTCAGTACGCTCCCTTCGCTGCCGTTTTCGGGACGTTGGAAGCCGGGATCGCCCTCTTCCTCGGTCTGCTTGATGTCGTCGGTCTTGGTGGCCTGCTCGTCGTGCGTATTGACGCCGCGCGTGGTCAGGACCAGAGGCTTGTCCATCCAGTCTTCGTAGCCTTCTTCCCCGGGTTTCGGGTACGCGGGCAACTCGGTCTGGAGGATTTGGTTGGCGACGGTCTGCGCGCTGCGCGGGGTAACCGCACCGATGACGTTCAGGGCCGTCAGCGACTTGACCACGGACTCGGGAGAGTTGATCGACGGAACGCGGCCCTTCAGGCGGGCGGAGGTCATCGCCAGACCGAACTTGCCGGAGATGATGGTCTTGTTCATCTGCTCGTCGATGTCATCCCGCGCCGGGCCGAAAACCTGAGATTCGGCGACGAAGGCCGATACCTGGGCGTTGGCGTAGTTGGTCTCGTTCGACAGACCAAGAACGATGGGTGGCAGACGGAACGACGAGCGGACCTTTTGCTGGTTGGCCTGATCGTACTCTTTGAACAGCGCATCGGATTGCCGGCTATCGGTCAGCTTCTCGACCTTCAGTTGAACCGGCGTGTTCTTGTTGTCCAGCGTGTCGCCCTCGCCCACAGCCTCGACCAGCATGATGCGGTTCTGGCGATCCGCGCCGATACTGTTCTGCGTCAGCATGCGGGTCAGTTCCTTGTGCGAGTCGCCGGTCAACCGTCCGCCCGATACGGTCAGCATCATGGGCGGGACCGTGTTGTCCTTGAAGTACCGCAGGTTGACCAGTTCGGCCTCGCGCGACCCCAGGATGGACGGCAACTGGTTGATCCAACGCGGCACGCCGTACGCCTCGTTGGACGGCAGCTTGAAGTGGATGATCTCGGTGGCCTCGTCCCCTGACGTGTAGCCCGGCTCGCCCTCGAACAGGCCCGTGGTGCGGTTCATGCGGCGGGGATCACCGAATTCCTTGAACCAGACGATCTTGCCGTTGCAGAGTTGAACGAAACGTCGGAACTTGATGAACTCCTTGATGATGGAGACGCGCCGCCCGCGCGAGACGGTGTACTCGACCAGGACTTCCCGCTGGTGCTTCGGGGCCAGACGAGTAAAGAGAGCCGGCGCGTGGCGCAGCAGGGATAGCTCCCCCGCCCCGTCCCGAATGGCTTCGAGAAAGCCGAAGCCCACAGATTCGCGGTCGTGAACGACCTTCGACATGACTGCCTTCAGCGATTCGTCGGTGTTGGCGTTTTCGATGAATGTGGCGAGTTCCGCTTCCTCGCCGGCATTGACGGCCTTGCCCCGAATGGCAGGCTCGATCTCCCATCCAGTCCCGACCGTATTGACCACATACGCCTCGATACACTGCTTCAGCATGTTCGATTCGTCGATGATCTGGAACAGGCGGCCGACGTTGTAGGGCGTAGCCAGGACCAACCCTTGGAGACCCATGGGCGGGGCCAGGAACTCGTCGAAGTATTCCAGTTGCTGGCTGGTGTCCGTCTCCGCGCGCTCGACCTTGTAGACGGCGCTGCGGGCGACAATACCCTGACGTTGGCCTGCGGCCTCGACGCCGGGACGGACGCTGACGCGCGAGCGTCGGATGCGTCGAAGTTCGGACATGGTTTATCCCCTGCGTTTGAAAGCGTAGCCCTGGCTGACCAGTTCTTCGTTCAGGTTGATGGTGACGCCCTCGGGCGTTTCGACCTCCACGACCGCGACCCAGCTATTCGCCCCTCGGGACTGGATGTGGATGGTCAGGTTCTTGTCCCGTACCAGATTTCGTACATATGTTCTCACCCGTCCTGCTTCCGTGTCTGGCCCAGCGCCGATTGCGTTTGGGGTATCCACGCCATGCAGACGAATGCGCTGGCGCTTGTACAAATCTTCCGCCCCCAGGTCAACCATGACGATCAGATCGTCGCCGGAGAACACGTCAACAATCTTGGCTCGATACTCCCGCCTCGTTGTATCCGTCATTTCTCATGCTCCTTGACAAAGCTGGAGCGATCATACAGCACAGTTTCAAGAGAAGGCAAAAGAAAACCGCCCCGAAGGGCGGTCTGGAGGTCTTGCAATCAATTGCAAAGTCAGGTTCGTTTGATGATCTGGCCGTTGGTCATCTCGTCGCCCCAGTCCAGATGCGGGTTGGGAACCCAGTTCTGCTGCGGGCGGATGATCTCGCTCTCGTCAAAAACCCAGAAAGACGCCAGAAAAGTATTGGTGCCGGCCGCTTTCATGTCGGGCAGCGCCAGACGATACCCGGCGATCAGACGATGCGCGCCATCGACAATCAGGTGTACGTCTCCCTTATAGCAGACCAGCATCGCCGGCTCCCAGTTCTCCGCCGCCTTGTCGATGAAATGCTGAACCCGGGCTTCCTCCCACACTCGGTTGGTCATCAGGAACTGGATGATGTCAGCCGTGACCGGAACGTGCTGCGGCGTACGGCGTTCGTCCAGGGCTTTTTGGCGCATGAGCGTGATGTCGAAGCGCCCTTCGATGGAGTGCTCAAACGCTTCGTGACAGTGCCCGCGCGCCACGCGGGACATCAGATCGGTTTTGGAGACCAGGAGCATCGTTTCCTCCTACTGGTCGGCCGCGTTGACGCGCTGGGTGATAGGCCCGAAGGCTTTGACCTTGCCGTAGTAGTCCGCCAGGGCCTCCGAGACCTTCGTGGCGAACGCCTCGGTCCCCAGGCTGGCAGCATATTCCCCCGAGGTCATCGACGCCGCCACGTCGCGGATGATCTGCGTCAGAATGACGTTATCCTCGACGAACTTGGGGTCGGAATCTTTGGTGCGCCAGTTCTTGATGTACTCGCCGGTCTTGTAGCCGTTCTGCTGGCGAAAGACGTTCAGGGCATTCTTGCCGAAGTACAGGGCGATCAGGCCGGTGACGCCCAACCGGGCCGCGCACGAGGCGCGAAAGAGAGAGGCGGGGTCGAAGCGTTTGTCCAGAGCGTCCGAGGCAATGGCCTCGATACGGTCTGGTAGATAGCCCTCGTTGCAGTTTTTGCAACCGCCCGGCCGCGATTCGTCGGCCAGGATGGGCAGGATCGCGGCGGCGGCGTTGTTGGCTACCGCAGCCTGGGCGCGGTCAGCCGGCAATACGGGGTTCTTCTCCCAGGCGTCTTGCAGCAGCATGCTCATACCGAAGTGGAAGATGTCAGCCAGTTCCAGGCCGATCTGCGCGCGATCATGCTCGGTCAGACCGGCCTTCTTCCACCATTCCCAGGGGTAGTGGCCGAGGGCTTCGGCGGCTTCCGTCCATACCGCCCGATGGAACGGGAAGCGTGCCATCTGCCATTGCGGATGTATCTTGGCGTTGAGTGCCGCTTGGTTGCGGGCTACCAGCAACAGTTTTTCGCGCAGCGTGTCTTGAGTCAGGATTTCCATTTGGACCCCATTTCGTTGATGACGGCTTGGTACATTTCCTCGGGCGTGCCGTCGTTCGCCACGGTGAAATCGATGAGATGGTCCGGCAGACGCCGGTTGGACGTATGGGCGTCCGGGGGCGGGGCGTTCTTGCGCGTGATTTCAATGATGCCTTGGCCGCTACGCTGGCGGCGCAGGACCAGCAGCAGACCCAGCTTGGCCTCGTCCTCGAAACGAACGTCGTGGAGGACCACGGGTTGCTTCTCATGGTCCTGGACGAACTGCTCGACGATGTTGATCCAGTAGCGGGGGTTCTGCGCGCGGCGATACTCGGTGCCCCAGCGTTGCAGTATCCAGCGCGACGTGCGCGGGGCCTGCGCGTCCTCGGCGTAGACGGTGTACATCAGGTTGTAGAAGCAGTCGTCCATGCAGTGATAGAGCGCGAGAGCCGGCTGCGGGGTGCTCTTCCAGTCGTCTTGCTGAAGCTGGGCTACCGTGACGCCAAAGGCCCGCGCGACCTCTTCGTATAGGCGATCAGCGAACCCGATGCAGGCGAAGCCGTCCAGGCCGACCAACAGGCCGGCGAGCGTCCCTTTGCCGACGCGGGGGTTGCCGTGCAGGCCGATGATGGGGTTCTTCATTTGTCCTTGGCCTTTTGCAGGAAGTGGTTGATGACGTGCAGAATCTGCTGCTCCCAGGACCAGCGATGTGGGTACAGGCCCGGCCCGGGGTGCCGATACTGGTTCAGCAGGTCTTTGATCTCCTGCAAGTCTTTGACGCCGGCCAGATTGGGCGGGCCATCTTCGCAGGAATCCACGACCGGGTAAAAGCCGGTGGCGGTGACATTCGTTGCGGGACTCTTGTGTGTGGCGAGCGTGACGATCTTGGCTTCGGGCTTCTTCGCCAAGACCGGCCTGTCGCTGCGCTTGATCGGCTCGGCAGGTTCGGGCCTCGGCGTGGGCTTGGCCGTTCGACGTACGGCCTTACGAGCCGGTGCGTCGGGCTTGATAGTCTCGGTAGGCTTGGATGCCTCGGCTGGGCGTGTCCTGCGGACGACTCGTGCCATTGCTGATCTCCGGTATCCAGGCGGGTTTCTCGGTGCTCCGCCAGAGTTTGACAAACGATTGAGGGTTCTTAACATAGGCCGCCCATACAACATAGTGCCCGCGCTCGATGGTGACCGAGATGTAGGCAGGGTTGTAGGGGCCGACCCCTTGCGGCAGCATTTTACCGACGAATTGTACAAAATCTTCGGAAAAGCTGATCGTACACACGTCCGGCGCATCCGGCAGGTTCACCAGCTTCGCCGTATTCGATACGCAGGGGTGTAGAGACCGAATGATGCGCCGCGCGCGGATGTTGAAGTTCTTGCGTTCCGCCTTAATCATGCTACCGCCTCCAGTTCATGAAGCTGGATGTTCTCGGGCTGGAGGGCCGGAAGAACCGATGCGCCATGGTTAGGCGATCAGCCGACATACCCTCAACCGCGCCGTCATAGGCGCGCAGAATGGTGACTTGCGGACCATCGCAACGACGGTCTCTGTGGAATACCAACAGGAAAACCCCCGTACCAAAGACCAGGACTTCCGCTTCCAGCAAATCGCTCGCCTCCAGGCCGCGCTGTGATAGGTCGCGTACCAGAGTCTCGGTATCGAGTGCCCCCTGCAAAAACATCTGCGCTACTACCCCGCCAATCATGTCGGAGGGGTTGGACCCTTCCACCTGGATTGACAGACCACGACGGAAAGAAACAGACGGTATTGCGGAGGCGCGTAGTATCGGAGCGGGTAGAGACGCTGGCTCGTACGGGTCGGCATGCATGCGACCCTCACCAAACTGAACCCGGGCGGCGCTGGTGCGGCGCGCCAGAGAGGTCAGTAACTCTGCAAGACGCTCGCCCAGGCCCTGAGTCAATAGGCGCTGGGAGGCGCGCGCCTGCTCCCGCTGGGCGTTACGCCGCGCGAGTTCTTCAACAGCCGTGCGGCCCGGCCTGCCGGTAGGCGTTGATACCGAGTAGGCAAACGCATCGGCCGAATCCGAAGTGTCGGGCGACATCCACCTGGGCACGCCAAGAACGGCCTCCGACAGCCTGCCAGCCACCCCTTGCAAGACCCTGCGCTCCAAGTCCGCGAAGCCGCCAAGGGCAAACATCTCGTCGGGGACGCGCATCATAGGCGTGGCCGGTGTGTTTATCTCGACGTTAACGCTGATGGTCTTCTCTTTCTTCTCCGGGGGTTTGGGTGGAGGGTCCGGCGAGCGTACAACAGCCTTGGAGCGCGTGACCCTGGCGTTCTCAGAGACTAAGCCCCCGGTGCGCTCGATACGGTTCCCATTCTTTGCTTTGGATGACATCTTTGACCTCGAAACTGAAAAGTACCC